AACGTAAGCTCGTCTATTTTTTCTTACCGCCTTTTCCTTTTGAAAGGGGTCCGTATCCTTTTCCTTTAGGCATTTTGTGTAATTTCTGTAGTGGCTAAATCTAAGGGGAAATTATGTGCGTTTCTCTCATGCATTACTTCCATACCTAAGTCAGCCCTGTTAAGGACATCAGCCCATGTTGGGATAACTCTTCCATTGGTATCTGTAACGGATTGATTGAAATTGAATCCGTTGAGATTAAATGCCATCGTAGAGATTCCCATGGAGGTAAGCCAGATACAAACCACTGGCCAAGTAGCAAGGAAGAAATGAAGACTCCTACTATTATTGAAAGAAGCATATTGGAAAATCAATCTTCCGAAGTAGCCATGTGCAGCTACGATGTTATAGGTTTCATTTTCTTGTCCAAACTTGTATCCATAGTTTTGAGATACAAGACCAGTCGTTTCCCTGACAAGTGAGGAAGTAACGAGACTTCCATGCATAGCAGCGAAAAGAGCTCCACCGAATACCCCAGCAACACCGAGCATGTGGAACGGATGCATAAGGATATTGTGCTCTGCCTGAAAGACAAACATAAAGTTAAAAGTACCACTAATACCAAGAGGCATACCATCAGAGAAACTCCCCTGACCGAATGGGTACACTAAGAAGACAGCAAAGGCTGCAGCAACTGGAGCTGAGTAGGCGACACATATCCATGGTCTCATCCCAAGTCGATATGACAATTCCCATTGTCGTCCCAGGTAAGCTGAGATACCGATGAGAAAGTGGAACACCACGAGTTGATATGGTCCTCCGTTATACAACCATTCGTCGATGGTTGCAGCTTCCCAGATTGGGTAGAAGTGAAGACCGATTGCGTTAGATGATGGGACAACTGCCCCGGAGATGATGTTGTTTCCATAGAGAAGAGAGCCAGCTACTGGTTCACGTATTCCATCTATGTCAACTGGGGGAGCTGCTATGAAAGCTATAATAAAGCAAGTAGTAGCCGTTAAAAGTGCAGGAATCATGAGGACACCAAACCACCCCACATAGAGGCGGTTATCGGTACTCGTAACCCAGTCACAGAAACTGTCCCAGTTAGTAGGAGATTTCGTTAGTGTGGCTGTAGTCATTTAATTAAAAAGAATATTTAGCGCCTATTTTTGTGGCGTAGTTGTTATCAGCATCTTCCACTTGTGAGAAAGATACTTCACCATAGACACCAAGTTTATCTGTAGCAGAGACAGAAGCACCAAGCTTGCCAGAGATATTAGACTCTGAATCAACGCCATCAGCAGCATTAATTGTCTTACCACCTTGGATATAGTAAGCCAAATCGCCAACATTGTTTTCATAACCTATATGTAGGTCTGTTGCTCTTGATGTGTAATCAGAGCCAGTATAGTTAGCATTGCTTTCTACGTTTACATAGGGTCCAGCTAATACTGGAGCTGAGAACAAAGAAGCAAATAAAGCAAGTGAAATTTTTTTCATGAAAATATTTCTAGAATAATCTTGCGGCGAGGATGATAGGTCAGGTCGCCACATTAATTTTATTGCAGTAGCTCAGGACTTTTTTGTAGTCTCTCTTCTATGTCTTGACGGAATGCTGGGTCGGTTCCATATCTAGGATCAGCTATATCTCTAGCTAACTCGGCTTGACTCCTATATGGCTTCACTGTACTTGCAGATTTACCAGACACCATTGGAGCCTCATAACCTTCAGCGGCTCTATAGCGATTAGCCATAGCTTCTACTGCAAACTTGATAGCCTCATAGTTCCCTGAGTTGGTGACGCTATTAAAAGCATCTACCTCAGCTTGCTCTAGATTTTGTCCAGCCCATGCAACCATCTCTTGATATTCATTATCACCGCCGGCAATATTTTTAATCTCAGCTACTTGGTTCTGTTGAATATCTGTAGCCTGTTGAGTTTTAGTGTAGTAATCCAGATAAGCACTTATTAGATCTTTAGAATCCATTTTGGATAACTCCGCAATAGACTCCTCTGATAATTGCCCATCCTTTGCATACTCTTCGGAGGCTTTAGTTAGAAGTGGTGAAGCTGTTTCTTCAGTTTGTTGATCTGTCTCAGCAACCTCCTCTCCCTCCTCTGTAGTCTCATCAGCTCCATCATCAGATGAATCTTGACTACGTTGTTTCTCCAGTTCCTGATAAGCCTTGAGAAGCTCTTCCTGATTTTTAAATTTACCACCGATCAGCTCATTATTTTCGTTCTCTTTATTGGTGCGATCCCAATCAGCTTGTCGATCCTCAGCTTGAGCTGCCTCAAGTTTTTCACCTTGAGCTAATGCTTGAGCTTCAGCATCTTTTTGTTCTTGTGATGGACCTTCATCGGATGGATCAAAGGTAAGTTGTTGTGCCATTGCTTAGTGATAAATAGTTCTTACTCCTCCACCATCGGAGGGGGTTATTTTTTCTTTTTTGCCATATTTTCCTGCATTTTTATTTGCATCGGATGGACTATCTATCCTCTTTGTAATTTTAGAAGTGATAGTTTTTGGCAATGCCCGAGCTATCTCAGTCTTAGGGCTATCGAATTGTCCTTTAGAGTTCCGGGGTTTCCGAGCCTTCGACTGGGGCTTCCGCTGTTGGGGCTTGTTGTTCTCTTGCTCTTGTGAAGCCATCTCTTAATTCTTCTCCTAGTGGTGATTTTGCTAGCTGTCCTGCCTGACTTATGAGTGATTCTTGTGTTGCCTGTTGCTGAGCTTGTAGTGCCTCGTTCTCCATAGTCTCAGGAGATTTGATGAGGTTTAATGTATCAATACCGCTTGCAGCTGCGAGACGTTTAAGAAACTCATCAGGTGATATGAACTGCATCAATGCCTCAGGTCCAAGACCTTGGGCTGCTGTTTGTAGAAACTCAACTAGAGCCTGCTTATCTTGTTGTCTACCAATACCATTAAGACCAGCAACCACAATCGGCTGGACTAATCCTTTAGGTAAGGGTGGAACTGCTTTACTTCGGGCTAAGTTATGTAACTTTCTATCTAGGTATGGTTTTAATAGGTCAACAGTTAGGTTGCCATAAATACCTCCAAGCTGTTCATTCAACTCAGCAACTACAGCATTAACTTCAGTACCGGTAGTTCTCTCGGAATCTCTAACATTAAGAATAAGGAAAGCATCTGATAATCGTCGAGTTAACTCTTGGATCATCTGCATTACAGAATTAAAATCTGCAGTCTTGCCAACAGAAATTACTCCCACGTCTTCGGGTCTCCCCGAAATTATACTACCGTTCTGAGCACGTGAGAGGCTTTGGGGCTTAAGTGCAGCTGAGGGGGCCACTGTGAAAACGACCTTTGCTGCTGCAGCATTTCCTTCAACTAAGGCTTGCATTAAACCCTCTAAAGATTTGAGGTCGCCTATAAATTCTTCTACTCTTCCTCGACCATAATCTTCTCCAGTACTGTCCACAATATTCCACCTAAGGCATAGCCAAGGGTTTAATTTTTTAGGAGCACTACTTTGAGAGTTAGGTAGGATCTTACCGTCTACTTCCTGATGCCATTTATATTGACCATCAACAAGCTTGACGCATGTATAGACATCAGCTTCATCAACGTCATGGGTGGAGGTGGTTCCAAACTTAGGACCATCTTCACCGGGAGCGTTAACATCACTATCCTCTCTGAGAGGTGCTTGAAATTCTTTGGGTAATAAAGATCTATGGACTGACTCTTTGGTGATTAGTTCTATTAACTCGCCGTTGCCATCTCTGACACAAACATATCTATCTAATGGATATACTTTTAGATTTTTCTTCCCTGCAAAGATTAATACGTTGCCTGTAACGACCAGATGCTTTAGCGCAGTATGCAACATAACCCGGTCTGAGGTTTCTGCGATCTGTTGCATTATTATCTTCTCCATTTTAGAGAGAGATAAATCAACTTCGGATCTAACCTCAGGGCTTATATCGGGAACTGACGCTAACTCAGCATCGTTGATCTGTAGTTTAAAAAAACTTGTATTGACGGGGAATAGACTCAACATAAGTTTTGCACTGAGCACGTTCACACCTTTGCTGCCTAATGACTGCCAAGGTATTGGAAGTTTGCCTCCCTTGGTTTGACCATCATTAGCCATCAAGTAAGGGAGGGTTAGCTCTGCACAATCTCTAGCTGTATCTAAAAACTCTTGCCTTTCTGTAGATAGTATTTGATAGCGAACATAGCCTTGCTCTTTCGTTATCATTTTTATTTAGGAATATTTAACAGCGACGACTTTTTAGTTTTCTTAGTAGTAGCTGAGCCTATTTGAGGGGTCTCAGTTTCTATCCTAAGTTGATCAGCTCCACTCAATAGTTGTCTTCTTTGTTGTCTAGCTGAGGCAGTCTTTTTAAAGTTTCTTCCTACTCCAGCTTGAGCACTAGAAGCTACTGAATCACCGAGTCGTGTTGCTTGGGCAGGTGCGTCGGGTTTTGGAGGAGGAGGAGGAGGCGTTGGAGCTGGAGGTGGGGGAGGTGGAGGAGGAGGCGTTGGTTTTGGTTTTGGAGTTGGTGCGGGCTTAGGTGGGTCTGGTCTTGAGCACATAATTTATTTAGTAGCTTTTGTTTTACCCGGAATATTTAAAGATGATTTCTTTGTTGCTGTAGTACCGGTACCAATAGCAGAGCTAGAAGATCTTTCAATTCTTAACTGTTCAGCTCCTCTACCTATTTGTCTCTGGGTTCCTCTTTTTGTTTTTTGTTTTAGCTTCGCTCTATCTTTTCCACTTACTGATTCTGGAGGTGGTAAAGGTTGAACTTGAGCTGGAGGAGCTGGAGGAGCCGGTGGTGGGGGCAATGGATCTTCGGGTTCTGGCATTTCCGGCATCTTAGGCATTAGACACATCGTCTTCCTTTTTTGAAATTACATATTCAACAACGCTTCTTTGGCCAGCCTTATACATAACTGTGGCTAGTGAAAGGTTAGGTGTTGGGTTTACTTGTGGAAAGGCAGCGTCAAGTTCATCGATCAATTTGTCGATAAATTCTTGACCACCAAATACTTCATGAACTTCTAATTCAGCCATACATGGGGAGATTAACGTTGGAGGTTTCAAAGAAGGCAGGCATACGACTTCGCTGAGTAGCTTTAAGTCCTGATGCTTTACCTTTTTGATATAGGTTGTCGGATTGTTTAATCCAAAAGTCTTTACTTAAATATTTATCCTCTGAGGGGTGGGGGTTTCGGGATAAGCCATCCATAACCCAGGCCACAGTAGCTCGACGTAGACGATCAAGATTAGGAGTGCTTTTAACACCAAGGTCATGACATACCATTCCATGTAGACATACGTGGGTCTGTTCGTCTCTTGAGATATCTGCCGCCAGGGTCCGCATTCCTATATCGCCGGTAAAACGATAGAAGGGGAGGAGAACGAAGAAGACGGATCGCTCGAGGATGGAAGCTTTAAGGATGGGATGTTCTGGCGCAGCAAGCCACGCATTAAGAATGTTTTGAGCTTCTCTTTCTGACTTATCGTCAACGCCATGAGCACTAACGATATACTGAAAACCCAAGTCATGTTTATCTTCATCTTTTTGATTAGATTGAAGGGCTTCAAAAACTCCATCTATTTTTGGGAGTTCTTTTTCTAGACCCTGTTGTAAAAATTCTTTGACTGGTAATTCTAAAACTCGTAAAGCCAAAGCCCGGAAGATCGAGTCTTCCGAGCCGGCTTGGAGTTCACCTTTATCAACTGCAACGGGTGTCCACTTTCTTTTTCTTTGGACTATTTTTGTATAAGGGGATGTCATTCTGCACAACTAGAACAAAAGTTATTTTCTTGTTCTTCTAACTGTTCCTCAAATAGAACTGGGTTGAAGATATCTTCATATTCCTCATCTAGAAGAGACGACGCATCATCTTTTCTGAGGGTCTCAGGTTGAACCTGTAACGCATAGTATAAACTGGTTTGTGGACTTTGGAGCCAGCGTTCAATAAACGCATCATCATAGATAACTAAATCTGACCATGAATTAAAACTATATCCATGAAATAAATCTGTCTTCTCATATAGACGTACTAAAGAATCGGTGAATCTTTTATAAGTTTCCCATCCAACTTCAGCAGCTGTTTCAACATTAGGTCCGTAGTCATAACTCTGTACTCCTCGAGTACCGGAGTCTCTATCTACTAACCGGTGGATAGGTGGGGCTACTTCCGGCGCTGTTGTATACCCATTAACGTCTGTGTATTCATAAGAGCATGAGGCAGTAGGAGCAATACAGAAAGCTCGTTCCATGTTGTGACTCTCAGCTACTTTAGCTGCAGCTTTAATCCCAGCATTCAATGCCTCTGCAATTCTTCCGGCGTTGGTATCAGCTGTGCCTCCACCAAATGTGAGGGCTGCTAATTCGGTGGCTACCTCTTTATAAGTAGCTTTATTATTTGCAAGTAAATTAGCCATGCCAATAATGCCAAGACCTACTTGCTTGTCTTCCTCAGGTGGTAGATACTCACCATCGTCACCTACTCCGGTTGTTGGGTGGAGAGTACAAAGATCCTTCATACCCTCAACGAAAGCCTCTTCTATCTCATCAATTTCACAAGCTCCTACGTTGACATGCTCCAACAAACACGTAGCTCTACTTCTGAGGTATACCTCCAAACAAACATTTGAATAAATGCGCTCACGTTTAAAATGTTTATCACTGTACTTAATTTTATTGAGCCATATATCACCTGTTTTAATTCCCTGAAGTAAAGCATCTTTAACTTCTCTTGGAGCATC